TCCATAATTCTGTTTGCTAATGTGCTGTGCACACTGCCGTTTTTTATGTTTTCCTGCATTTGTTCATAGATATAATTAACTTCTAACATCATGTGCGTAATGCCGTTAAATTTGTATTTCAAATACTTTGTATCAGTAACATACAGAACCTTATAACCTAATGTACTTTGTAATAAGAAAGCCACAGGCTCGTTAGCATCATGTTCGATGTCAAACGGTAGAATTGACCATGTGCCTATTCGCAGCTCTTGCTTTGCCTTAATCGTGCATAAGCGATGACTTTCAAAATTCATAGCTTGTTGTGTTCCAGCAGTCATATAGCTGATTACACCATTGTCGACAAACTGCTTTGTGTACTTTGCATGATCACCATGTTCGTGTGTGATAAGACACCCTGCTATATGTCTTGTTTTATATTTAAAATGCTTTTGAACACGTTCAAATTTTATACCTGCCTCAAGTAGTAACGTAGTACGTCCATCATTTAAGACGTAGCAGTTACCACTTGAACCAGTTGCTATTGTTTCAATTAAAATGGCTCTTCTTCGCTTTCTTTTTCTGTTGCAGGTTCTTTTATTTCTTCAAAGTCAGATACATCAATAGGCTTATCATTTTCTAATTCTGTGTATTGTGCTTCTTCGAGAACTGGTTGTTCAAAGTCCAATTGTTCTTGATTTGCATTTTCTTCAACTTCTGCGTCTAACACTTCTTTGCGTTGACGTTGTTCGGATTCTTGTGCGTATTTGAAAAGATTGCTATCTGTTGATGTGTTGATATAACGTTTAGCAGCTCTATTGATAACTGTTTTTTTAGCCATTTCTTCTTTGAAATTATTATGTGTTTTAGAATTTTGTAATGCTTTTTCATCTTTAATCATTGATGACTGCATCCATGCTTGTTTAATTTGTTCAATAGTCATGACTTCAATATAGTTATCTCGTCCATCATTAAATACGATTGTGCAGTACGCACCGATAATGTTTTCTTTGTCGATGTTAAAGAAGTCTTGTTCGTGTTTAATCGCTTTGATACGTCCTGTTTCTCCCATTTCTTGCTTGAATGTATCGCCTTTATAAATCACTTGAGCAACAACATCTTGAGCACCTGCATCACGTTTTAACATCATTACATTACCGTGATAGCTACGTTGTAACTGCATTTTGTTGCCGTAAGGAATAAAGTAGCATTG